TAACGACCGATATGGAAATATGGGGTAATAGAGCCTAGGCATCGGAGAAGCTCTGCTAACGCAGGTCAACCCCGGTGACTAGGTCACTATTAGCCGAACTAGGGCAGCGAATGCACTCCAAGCTTTTTTGTGGAGACACTGTTCAACTTCGGCCAGACCTCAATTTACCCCTTTGATAACCAGCTTTTTGCGACGGTTCACGAAAGAGGTGTCAGCGGATTACATTGAAATGTCTCAAAACATGGAAATTACTCCGTTCGACTCATATCTAGCGACGGTGGAGCCCAAGAAACGCTCAATCTATAAGCGAGGATTCACAGACTTTACTGATAAGATGATTCTCTCACGAGATTTCACTCTAATGCAGAAAAGGGACGAGACCTCTGTTATGGAGTCAGCGAAGCCACGAAATATTTTCAATCCATCACCCTCGGTGAAGGCTATCCTAGGATGGCTCAATCACCACCTTCTCAAAATCCTGCCCATGAGCCGTTTCGCCAACGCTTTTGCCATAGGGAAAACAAACACCGAGATCAGTGCAATGATTCTGGATGCTGTTGTTGTAGTGGAGTCCCCGACTTTCGTTACTTACGACGGATCCAGTTTTGATGCTACTCAAAGCGCCGAACTTATCAAGGCTGTCGACAACGCAATCTTGAGAGATCTGGTACCAAGCATATGTTTGAGACTAGGTTTTTCAGTGGTTTAGATAGAAGAGATATTAGGAGCCACATTGAGTGTTCGATCGAAGTTCAAGATGTTTGCCCCGGGGTCTTAGCAAAATACGGTCATGATGGATGGGATCCTTTCCGGCACTACCTTCACAGGACATCCAACCCGCACCACCTGGGGTAACACCCACAGGATGTGGGCCTTCTCGGCATTCAATATGTGGAAAGCGAGCGGAGTCTCCTTGGACAGATTTTTCGAGACGGTCTCTACAGGCCGCTTCGGTAGGTCTATCCATTCTGGAGATGATGCCCTGCTCATTTTACCGAGGGACCTGGTAGCTCCTTTCAAAAAATCTGTGCAACAGTCTTCCTACGTTGATATTCCCAAAGAAGCCAACGCAGGTAAGGGATTCGGATATATCGTGCGAGATCTACTGGTCTCCGATACCGAATTCCCCTTCCTGAGTCGACAAGGTTACATAGATGAAGGTAAGATCGTATTTAGGAGGCAATTCGCC